TTGCGGCAACTTCTTCTTCAACTTGTCTTGTGGTTTCAGCACTGCTTTTTACTGTTTCTTCGAATAGATTAAATGCATCTCTGTAACGTGTGCCAATCAATGGTTGGTCAAATAAATCTTCAGCACTCTCAGTGAATGCATCCAGTCCATTTTCTCTGGCTTTCTTAGCGGCATTTTGCACATTGGTAAAGAAGTCTGTGACAGTGGAGTCTACGCCTGGTAACAGTTCCAGTAACTTACCAAAACCTATGCCTACGTATGCTATTTGTTCTATGAGGAATCCAAGTACTTTAACACTGAGATCAAAGAACTCTTGGAAGAATGGTCCTACTATTTGTTTGATACCATCAAACACCATTTTGAATGTTTGACCCAATGTGCTCAGTATGTCCATAACAAGTGCTATAGCATCACCAAAGGCAAAGAATGCTTTAACCACATTTTCACCAATAGCACGAGCAAACGCCATTACTTCTTCTTTGTTGTTTCTGTATGCTTGTACCAGTGCATCTACGGCACCTTTAAATTCAGGCTTAATTGAATCACCAACTTCTTTTTGGAACAATGTAAAGGCATCTCCTGCCTGTGATACACTACCAGCAAGTGTGGTGTTTAGACTTTGTGCGGCACCTTCTATTTCACCACCAAATTCTCTTAATTTAGCAATGGTTTCATCTACTGAATATGAAACACCTTCTTCAAAGCCTGCGGCACTCTTAACACCTTTTTCTCTGAAGATGTCTGCGGCGGCAATACCACCACTAAATGCTCTCTGTAATTGTCCTGCGGCATCTTGGAATGATATACCAAATTGTCCGGCAATGTCAGCGGCAAGTTGAGTATTTCTCTGTAAGTCTGCAAGTGTGGGGGATATGGTTGCAAGTGCTGGTGTGGCTCCTGCAAGTTCATCAAATGCTATGGGTAATTCTTCAGCAGTTGCAACAAGTTGATCCATTGCCGCACGTCCTTTTGCGGCTGAACCTGTTAAGTTACTGAGTGTTTTCTCAATGGTTTCAAATTCTTGACTGACATTTAATGCACCTTTTAATGCTTTAAAGCCGGCTGTTACTGCAACAACACCTGCGGCTGCCAGTGCTAAAGGTCCTAACATCCTTGTGAATGATGCTGAGGCTCCTACTGCGGCTCCACCCAGTCCACCAATTGCGGCTTTACCTGCGGCTGCCTTTCTGGTAAAGTTCCTGTCGTTTAACGTTAAGACTACTTCAATGTTCTCTGCCATATGCTTACCCTATGCGACCCAATTCATCTTTGATTGCGTCTTTTATGTATTCTATTGTGGGATCTGTAAATCCATCTGGAGCCTGTGAGCTCCACCCTGAATCTAACTTCTTAGCATATCCATAACCTGCACGTAATTTGGTATCACCTACTTTGCGTGTTTTATTACGGGCATTACCAGTACGTTTTGGTGTTTTCTCTTTCATGACTTTTTCTGCTTTACCCATAACTTTAGCAGGTAACTGTTCGAGATCATCGAACATCCTGTGTACGTTATTGATTCGAACTCTTACTGTCATGCTTTTCCTTTATGCTGTAGAAGTATTCTTCTAATTTCTTTGTACCACCAAACATTCTCTTTTGAACTTCTGGTGACACTGTGCCACTGCGTAATTCTTCTTCATACTTTCTGTATGTTAATGTTACATCAAGTACCATTAAATCAAATGTATCACCTTCTCTTAATACTTGTGAAGGTAAACATCCGTATCGTTCTGCAAGGGCATCAATCAGCAATACATAATTGGTATGTGGCGAGCCTTTTTCTATTTTTGCTGTTGTGACTTTCCCAGCACAGTACCTATCTCTGTCATTGCTTTCATCATGACATCCATTGGTAGTATTTTATCGTCTGTGATAACTGGTTCTGCTTTATCATTGAGAATCAATCCTGCTAATACTTCACCCATTGCACCTACATCTGATTCTTCAGCGTTGGCTAATTGAGCAAATACATTCAGTGGTTGACGATCGTAAACATAAAAATCCAATGCATCACCATATTTTTCCACTATGGCTTCATCAGAAATTGTTATTTTAGTTAGTTGGGGTTTTTGTGCTAAATCTTGCAAGTTCATATCTTATTCCTTTATATCTCTATCTTTTAAGTTGTGGATTGCACTCAAACAGAATGCTAATCTCTTTTTGGCTTTGGCAACATCTGCCTCAGCACATCGTAATTCATTATTCGCTTTCGCTATTTCCATTTCCATCGACTTCATCACTTCCTGCGTCGAGTGGTTGTTCCATATCTGCATAACTATTTACCTTGGTTTTGTTTTTTGTTGGCTTTTGATCCGGTAATTCAATACCGTGTTCTACAGCATATTCATCCATGTCATGTACTACACCGTCTATGCGAATAGTTCTGTCTGGATTACCTGTCCATTTGCCATCTACAAATAAATTTAAAAATCTATGTGTCATTTCTATATACCTCTTATATAAGATAACTCCCCCATTGCTGAAGGAGTTGTCTAAGTGTTAATACTAACGTGTATTAAGATTCTACGTTTTTGGTAAGTTCACCATTAACAATGATCTCACACGGGCTGAGCCAAACGGCGCCATCGACTGCCGCGGTTGGGGCCAATCCACCAATAAATCCTTTTCCGGATATATTGATATCGCCTGTTGTGCCTGTGCCAGTTATTGCAACACTAAAGAATACTTCTTTCTTCTCTGCAGAAGTTCCAAAAAGTCCTAATAGTGCTACATCATTTGCTGTTTCATTGGCATCACCAAACATTACTGTTTCATCAACAAGTAAGTTAAGTGAAATACTGTTTTCATTTACTGTAGTAAACGCACTTGAGCTTGGGCTATCAAGTGTTGAGTACCTTACTGTACCTGGTGTAGCATTGATAGTGATATCTTGTACGAATGGTACAACCAATCCGTCTCCTACGCCTGGCACTGCCAAAGGTGCTGTGTTACCTAACGTGAGAATGGCTTGTGTACCGTTAGTTACATTAATTACTGCCATCATTTTCTCCTATGATAATTTAGTTATATTATACTCGAAAGTATAAGTTAAAATGTCGTCCTCAATTGAGCTCTCAACTGAACTTTCATTTAGTTGTGTCTCTGTTATAACATTACGAGCTATGAGAACATTTGCTATAACTGTATCTATATCTGCCGGTTGATTCTTAGCATCGACGCACATGTAACCATTTACAGTTGTTTCTGTAGCGTATACTTCACCTTGGTCAAGTGTACGATACAACTGTATCTTGTCATCATCTTGTTTGTCGAGATAAACGGTTTTCTTGTTCTTGAGATAAAGTGTATTACCGCCCACTTCGAACGGTAATTCACTGCTAACGCTAAAGCCTGTGTGACTTGCGAGATTAGTGGTTAACTGAGTGATTAAATCGTCTCTGATAGCCATTATCTAACCTTCACCACACTGCTTCTGCGTCTTGATCTTCGAACTGGTGCATAACTGTACGCTTTTTCAGAATCTTCTACTGTACCGTCTCCGTCCGCATCATACCAATCAGCCATTGCTAACAATTCATTAAAGATATCGTTAAATTTGGCTTCATAGTATCTAATCTTTTGCACTTCCTGTGAATCCTCTGTTGAGAAATCGCCAATCAGTGGCAACAAGTATTCTTTCAAACAATAATATACACAGGCATCTGTGAAATCTTGTTGTCTGGACACGATCTTATTAGGATCGAAGTCGGGGGCGAGCTCTGGTCTTGACACAGTTGTTCCTGTGTAAGACAAGTATGAACGCCACCAACTACTTGCTTTGATTTTGACATTGATACGATCGGTGCTTTTGGTCAAAAGATCTTCAAGGAAATCAGTTACATCAGTAAAACCTGACTCTGCTGGAACCTTGATTTCATTTGCTTCAAGCAAACGTTGATCCTTTTGTAGAATATCTGTGTATTCTGCGTAACTTGTTACGTTACCTGCTACCGTTATAAATGCCATGATTCAATCCTTAAGATGCGTCAGGTAAGTTGTTACTTCTAAAGAATAAACAACCAGCCGCTTGTCCTACAAGACCTTGTAGTAAAGCTCTGTTACCTACTTCAGATAGTGAACCAATAGTTGTTCCACCTGCTAATGCGATTTGCTGTTGAATAGCAAATTCAAGTGCTGGTGAGATAACTGATACATAGTATCCGCCGTCCATGGTTGGAGCATTTGAGCTACGTAAGTTAGCAACACCTTCTGATACTGCTACGAGGTTGGCTGTGCCTGAACCGATTGTTTTGTTACAAGTGATTCTTTGACCGAATCCACCACGTAATACTGCGAAACCGTTTCTCACTGTTCCACGCATTTCGTGTGTGTCTTTGTCTGGGTTAAACCACATGCTTACACCTGGTTCTCTTTTAGCCGCATAAGCCATACCTTCTGGTGACATTACGAAGTTAACGTTGTGAGTTGATGCTGTTGAGCCTTCACCTGTATCTGCGTGAGTTGTGAAACCTGCATCTGCTACGCCAAAGCCAGCAACGTCTGTTGCTTCTGCTAAGCCGCCACTTAAACGTGTTAACACTGCTTGTCTTACTACGCCAAGGTTACCGTCTTCAAGTGCTTCACTTGATACGTCTGTAGCGATACCTTTTTTAGCAACAACAATGTTAGCCGCTGTAGGTACGAAGTCTGAAGTGGCATTTGATGTGCCTATAATTGATGTCCCTTCAGCAACTGCTACTGCTGGGTCATATGTGTTCATCAAAGGTATACGTAATGTATCCCCTGATTGTCCTGCGATTGAGTATGAATTCAGAATAATTTGCTGATTTGGTAATAGTACTGCATCAGAAAAATATGGCAATAAATCGGCGTTTATGTCTGAATACAACTGTTCGATTTGAGTTGATGTCGTCATTGTATTTCTCCTATATTATGACAATTAATATTTTATTTTAGCCCTACGATCGGAAATGCCTTTTTTGACCATTCCGTCGGTAATATCCGTTCTGGATACACCAGGCTGATACTGGCGTATGTTCATGTACGCCGCTCTGTATTCAGCATCGGTATTCAATCTATCTTCGTTTAGTGGCTTCGCTTTGTTGCTACTAACATCAGTAGATGTCTCACCGTACTGTATATCAACACCTTTTTTACCAAAGTTCAATCCTAATGTTTTACCAACCAATTCGACTGCGGCATTGTAATCTGGTGTTTCACCATCAGTGGTAAGATAGTTCTCACCTGATCTGATTGCAAAAGTATCACCTTCTACTGCCAACATTCCTCTGGCTTTCATTAAATCAACCACTGCGCCTTTTTGTTCGGCGTTCCATGCGTTAGGCATAGCACTGTTAAGTTGACCTAAATGGTCTTTCAACATTAAGTCTGTTTTTAGCGTTTTAACTTGGTTCTGCAATTCTTCAACTGTTGCTTCACGTTTCTTCACTGCATCTCTGAGTGAGTCTACGTTTAAGTTAGTGCCCTGTTCGAGGTTACTTTCTTGCAACGTGTTTACAACTTGCTTAACACTGTCAATGCTATCAACGTTTAGTTCTTGTAGTAATCTACCTTCTACTTCACGTCTTGCGTTGGCACCTATTTTATTAACATCGTCTCTGCTGTAGACACGTTGTCCATTTATAAAGGTTTTACCTTCGCGAACTTCAACTTTTGGTGTTGTGTTTAAATCAGATTTTGTATCTGTTGCATTATTGTCAACTGATGATGCGGAATCTGTTACCGGTGCGTCTATATCGGTCTGCACTACCGTTTCTGTTGTATTATCCATACATTTCTCCTTTTATCGCAGAAGTATTGCGTAATTGTGTGAGTACTTCTGTAGTAGTACTCCTCCTACCTAACAGTCTAAAGACTATTATTTGTGTATGAACCCTCAATCAATTGATCAAGACGTTCACGTAATTTTGCTTTTAGGTCTTCTTTGAATGACCCGCTATCATCACCCATTGCTAACTTCATTTCAAGTTCTGCATGTGTGACAAATGGCATGTAAATTGTGGTTCCATCTTCTTGTTCATGTGAGTGGAAACCTGACCCGCCCAGTTCAACTGCACGTGCCTCTGCTTGTTCTTGTGTGGCATATTCTTCTGCATTCATTAATGCTTCAGTGCCAAATGCTTGTTCATATTTCTCATATGATGATATCAGCATGTCTATTTCTTTTAGTTCGTTTTCCAAACCTTTTTGACTGTACAGTCTGTTATAACTAACTGTTAAGTCTGCTGGCATTGTTTTGCCCATCCAGTCATACCACATTGGCCACAGACTGTGTGCTTCGAGGTTTTCCAGACTGACTGCTTTCTTGCGTATGAATGCTTCTAATTTGCTGTCATAAAATTCAATTTGCACACCTGAACGACTTGCTTTGATAAGTTCATCACTTCTAACCATGGCAACTTGATTCATCTTCTCTATTTTCTGCTCTACAAGTTCTCTGATTTCTTTTATGCTGTCCAGTGGTGGTGCTTTGAATTCAAACACATAATTAGGTTGCCCGTTGAGACCTGATTGCACACTGATAGTGCTACCTGGCTCTGCACCAACGTTGAAGTTATTCTGTTGTAATGTTGCTTCGTCAACAACAGTCACAGGGTGGGCACCGTACGATATGCCTGAATATATTTCCCCGTAGTCAGAATATATACTTCTCTGTATTTGTGCAATATCAAAGATTGGTGTGTGACCTATACCATTATAGATCTTGTTACTTTGATACACGGGTCTTACAGGAATGTATCCCAATTCATTCTCTTGGGAAATTCGGTAAAACCCTTTACTGTCGAGATCGTCGCCTTCAATGAAGTCAGCACCTTCTGGTACATCGATCTCTGTTTCCTCATCAAAAGGAATAAAGATTGTTTCAATTGTGTCTTTTGTGTAGTATTGGAATATTTCTACATTCGGTTCAGTTGTGATTCTTATTACCAATTTATTTAATTCCAAGTCTCCATTAATGTCGTAACCATACTCCCAATTGGTCACATCAAGTGGTGAGTGCCATCTCCAACGTGGCATTTCTGCTCCTGCTGGTTTGATACAACTGACCCACACAACACCATACACTGTGCTGTACACGTCCACTTGACTCATGAATTCATTTATGCTGTTCATTTCTCCATCAGCGTTCTTCACAAATGATTGTGTTTCAGCATCATCTGGTAAAGTTCTCACTGGAGGTGAACGGAACAGTATTGCATTGTATTCGCTCACATACAATCTGGTCATTGGCAACACAGGTACATTCAATACTTTTTCATTGTAAAAATTAGAAGCAGATTCTGTGCCTGAATCGTTTGCACTTTGACTGTTTGACGGCTGTATGTAACTGCTGTATTTTGCTGTTTGGTTGCCGTTGTCGTCTACATCGTATGTGTTGACAACATCTGAGGGTGTGGAGTAATCGATATCATAGGCTTTGAGGTAGTTACCATTGCGGTATTCTACTCCCCCATAATAACTCTTTACCGCTAATTTCCAGTCATCCTGGTAACGTTGGTAGAGGTCATGGGCACCTGTGATGAAATCGACATAATCGAATCTTTTAGCCATATATATTCTCGAGATTGTTATATTTGCTTTGCAATGCAATGTTATTTATCATTAGATACAAAAACGGTTGACATAAATGATATATCCTGTATAATAGTGTCTGTTGAGATGGTAAACAAGGTTGTTTGCCTGTGGTGACTCAACTATAAACGTAGATTATAACACATTATACAGTATAGTTATAATCCAGCCCAACTCGGGCGTGTTTTTTGTTTTAGCCACATCAGAAGCCCTGTTTTTCTCATAATTTTACAGGGCTTTTTTTATTTTTGACCATTGGCTTACTTCATTGAGCCTCCTTAGCCAGATTAGTCCGCTGGGGTCACAAGGACTATTCTAACGGTTGACAAACATACAAAAGATGTTATAATTACTACAAGTTAATGTAATAATTCATTAACGTAAACGGCTTATATGCCACAACAACAGGAGAATCGCTATGTCGATCACACAAAAAGATATCGAAAATGATGTCAACAAAGATATTGAAAGTAATACTTTAATGGAATTACTTGCCAATAAACAAACCACCGACGCCAAAAGATGGCTCAAAAATATTCGTTACGAGACCGGAGTCGAAGGGCTTTATATGTATCCGAAGTATCCAGCAGTGGATTTATTCGATGAAACAAATATACCCACAATTCAAATTAACAGAGAATTTGAGACTCGTGTAAACAAACAATTAG